ATTTGAACAAGCAATAAAATTTGTAAATTCTTCACTAAAACACTATTTAGATTTTCCAAAAACAACAGATATAACCCCAATTATGCCTCCATGGTATACAATGTTTATTTCAGGGACAACAGGAGCTGGTAAATCTTATTATATAGCTGATCTTGTAAAATATAATAAACCTAAATTTGTTTTTATAATGTCACCAGTAAAAGATGACCCGGCTTTTAAGAAGATGAAACCAGAACCCATATATATTGATTTAGATTCATATTATAAAGAATATGAAAAATTATTTGAAATTGAAGATATACCACCAAATTCATTGTTAATTTTAGATGACATAGACACAGATAAAAATGCAAAAGAATATCAAGCAATAAAAGTCCAAGCTTTAGAAAGAGCTAGACATATACCATTTTCTGTAATTGTGGTATCTCATAACCCTTTAGGTGGAAATGTTAAACATGCAAAAGCTCAAACTTTAGAATCTCATTACTATGTAGTTTTTCCAAAAGCAAATAAGACACATGCAGAAAACTTTTTATCAAGATATGTAACAGGAAGAGACAAAGAAAAGTTAGAAGAATTAATGAATATAGATACTAGAGGACTTTTAATAAAAAAAACATATCCATCTTATTATCTAGGAGCCCATACAGTCGGAACACTCGGCTAAACAACAATATCGCAATATTTAAGATGTTTAATAGATTTAAGATGTTTAGATTTAGAATTAAAAACAACATCAGAACCACATTCACATTTATATCTCAATTTTTGATATTCTTTTTTATAATCACTAATTTTCTGTTTATTATCTTCATAATATTGTTTTCTAGAAATTAAAATGTCATCCTTATTTAGTTCATATCGTTCTTTATGAGTTCTAGAAGGTGTCATTTTATTAACACATATATCTTTATTAGATTCTATATGAAATCTTTCTCGTTTATGTAAATCCTTTTTACAAGTTCCAATAACATTTTCAATAAGAGATATTTTGCAATCATCAAATTTTAGGATATCAAAACAAGTTATATAGTGAAAAGCATTATTGATATATTCTTTATATTTACTACGATGACTACCCATTCTTTGACAAAGAAGTCGACATGTAGAACCAATATAAATTTTATCAGTTTGTGGTGAATAAAGTTTATAAATTTTTCCTTTACTGTAATCCATTAATATAATATTATGTTTTTTTGTTTAAATCTGTCATTGTATAAAAAAAAAATAAAAATAAAAAGTGTTTTATTAATATATAGAAATATGACTGATACAGCACGCGTCTTGAATGTGTATTATGATATGAATGTATACAATCCATTATCAACACAAGTCCCAGCAGAAATTGATAATAAACTTCTATTTCCACTTTTAAATACTTCTGATAACTATTCGGTTGCGGTGGCAAAAGCAAAGATTCCTTTAGATTCTGTACCATTAACAAAATCAAATATAGGACTTAAGTTATATCAATTAGGTTTAAAAGTTGGTGCAACTGAAGAGTTTGCATATGTGCGACAAGTAAATGCAAATCAAGATAATTTTGTTTGGAATTGTGCCCCAGGTTCACAAATAATAACAAAATCAAAATATACATCAACAGGTGTTATAACACAAGTAACACAACAAGATATATCAATTTATGTAGATAATGTTTACAATTTTGTAGTTGATGACTATTCTAATTTATTCGTTATTGGTTCTAATAAAGGTGTAGAAACAAACAATAAATTATATGTAATAGATGAAAATAATAATCTTTTACAAACTGCCGAATATGTAAACCTTACACACATTTATATTGATAGAGGTCAGAATTTATATATATGTGATGATGCCCCTGTACCTCTAGTATATATTTATGGAATGAATAATGAAATTGGTCAAGTATCATTAACATTAAAAACAACATTGACAACAAATCAAGCAGGTGATCCATTATCAAATTTATTATTTTGTGTAGCAGATAATGAAATTATAGTAGGATATAATCAAAATACAATAACAATTTTTAATGCATTATATCAACCACAAACAGATATTGTTGAAACATCAATTACACAATTACAAAATTTAGCGAATATCAATTCTACAGCTAATACATATATTTTATCAAATAAAGATGAATTAGATGATACATTAATCGGTGTAAAAACTAACATCCCTTATAATGTAGCCACAGGTCAACAAATATCAGTAGGTACTATACAATCACCTCTAACAATTTTACCTTCTGTAACACCGACACATGGTGCAGCTTTTGCTAGTGGAACAGATACATTTACTTACTATTTAGATCCATATCCACCAACATCATATCCAGCTACTTATTTTCAAGCCAATAATACTCAACCATTAAAAGCTGGCATAATGTGGTCAGCTCAAAGACGATTAGAAGATTATTACATGTCATTATATTCAATGACTACAACTAATTCTTTTTATGTATGGCAGTTTACAGATACACCAGTAAATCCTCAAGAACCTAGAACATGGGTCTCAGTGGGTGAGATAGATATTAATTTACCAACAGTATCCGCTATTTCAATCGATAGACAAGCAGGTACACGAAAACTAGTAGCAATCGGATCAGATAATAATTTATATCAATCATCAGACCCAGTTGGTTCAATTGAATTCTTTGTTGGGAGTGGCGACCCTGATGTTCCAGAATATATATATGGATTAGATGAAGGTACAGAAGAAGGAACACAAACAAATTTTGTTTCTCATAATTTATCAAATCTTTTTGGAAATCATACTCAAATTATGAAACATCAAAATAGAATATTTGTGCCCGAAATACAAGGAGATACAACTGATGTAAATTTAGTAGAATATTCAATAAAAGATTTTAGTGTTACAAACACAGTTACATCATTTTCTACAAATGGTGTTTTATTTATGACACAATTACCAATAGCGGGCAATTTTGTATGGGTAGATGATTCAAATGATGTATTTGTAAATAATATATCAACTTTAGCTAATGTATCAACTATTACATATTTTAAAGATAACGCATTGGCAACTCCAATGGCCTTTTATGAATTAAATTCAACTCATTTTGCCGCAATTAATCGAACAAATAATATTTATATATTTCAACACCTAAATACAACTCCTGTAGCAGTTTTATCAATGCCAGGATCATTATATGTACATGATTTATGTGTATCTCAAGCAAATGTTGTAAATGGTGCTACAACATTATATGTAGCGACAACTCCAACAGCACAAATTTTTACATTAGCTACAGAAATTCATTCAGTAACATTTACAAACAATACATACACCGCAATAGCTTCAACAGCTTTAGTTTATTCCATAGCATCAGACCCCTCAGCAACTGGTAAAGTTATTACATATTTAGATTATGAACAAGACCAACAATCTATTATGTTTATAGCCGCAACATATAGCGATTTAAATTTTACTAATAAAGTACTTTATACACTTTTTAATATTGTAAACTATGCATTAGCAGATTGTCTTAAATCTAATTTAACATATTCATCAACAGGTGGATATTCGCAACCAAATAAAACTCAATTTCTATTATTTCAATCTACAACAGCGACACATAGATGGACACAAATAACATCAAATATATCACCTAAAGCTATTAATTGTTCTAGAACTGCTATTAATACATTATATGCCATTAACAACGCAAATTCAAAGATTTATAAAGGAACCTTATCAGGATCTTCTATCAATTTTCAAATAATGTCAGCTTTTTCAGGTACATCCTATGATTACATTTCATCAACAAAAAATGATAATCCAAGTATTGAATCTACTTTATTTTTATATGGCCTATCATCACAAAATATAATAACACAATTATCAATAGGTGATGAATGTGGTGAAATAGCACGAAATGATCCAGCAAATTCTTATGTAATATCTTATAAAACACAACAAAAAGTACAGGCATTAAATGCTCAAACTTTAGCATCTACATTTATATCAACATTGACAGGTGCTTATAGACTTTTTGTAAAGAATGGTTCAGATATAGATGCTGGAAAAGTTGATATTTTTGATATGGCTGTTTTTATTAATGCAGTCAATGTAGCATTTGTAGAAGCAACAACAAGAATCAATCAAGTTTTAGGTGCAAGCACTTTAACATCTGCCCCTGTACTTACATTAGATTATTTAACAGGCTTATGTACTTTAACATATCCCGTAGCATTTACACAATCAGCTAATGGTATTCTTTTTAATAGAAATTTATTGAATCTTGTTTATTATCAATCGACATTAGATTCAACAAGTGGGTTATATCAACTCATTTTAAATACACAACAAGAATCTATAACACAACAAACAAAATCTATCTATAACTTTAATCAACTTGATAAAATTTTATTTCAATCTAATTGTATTTATGTTGTTGGTGCCTATTTTGGCAAAAATCAATCTAATAATATTATTACAGATATAGATGTAGTAATTGGAGATTATATAGAAAACTTAGGTCAAACTCTATATTTTCAACCTAACTTTTTACGTACTTATGCCCTTCAATCTAATTTACCACTTGAAAGAATACAATTAAATATACTTTATCAATATCGAGATGGAACAGAATATCAACTATACGTTAATCAAGGTCAAAACACAACTGTCAAGCTTCAGATGATCCGAAAATTTTAAAAAATTTAAAATATAAAAAGTTATAAATTAATTTTCTATTCTTAATTTATAATTATGAGTTCAAATCGTGAAGACGTTCAATTAGTTTTAGACAACAGATGTAATATTGCGAAAGCATCCCATGCTTTAGTAAGAGTATCAGGTAACAATATCAATTATTTTGAAACACCCGCAGATACTCCTGGTAATTATGATTCTATCATCACTTTTAATAGTATCATTACCCCTTCTCTTGCATCTACTCTTATTTCTCGTAATCCCCGTATTCGTTACACTGTAACAGTAACACTTGATGAAACCGCTTCGGCAGTAATTTTTCCGGGTGCTTCTTATTATCCAGTATTTCCTGATGTTGTTGCTAATTCACAATATCAAGCTAACACGGTTCTTCGAGCTTTCCCTCTTCAATCTGTTTGTGGCACTCTCTCAACAACTATCAACGGAGCTACAACTACTATTAACTCCCGTATGCTTATTGATTTAGTACAACGTAAACTTGATAAAGGTTTTGTAATGAATCAAGCTTCTGAGTGCCCATCCCAACCTGATAATGTTGCTGGTCTTTGTGTAGACCAACCCGTTCTTACCGTAGGCACAACTGGTGCCGTTATCTCTAATGTTGCCGGTACAGTTGCTAGAACATATCAATCAAACTCTAATCAAGTACTTTCTAAATATGAAAACTCAAACGGTGCCAATCGCGCATCTTTCCGTCCTGTATCTATTTCTCCATCATATCAAGCAACCGAACCAGGTTTATCAAATGCTCGCGTTATTGTTTTTGAAGTTTCTGAACCGATTTTACAGTCACCATTCACCCAGCATGATTCTGAAGCATTCCTTTGCAACATTAACACTATGTCTATGATTTGGAATTTACAACAAAAGAATGATATGCTTGTATCTGCTCTTTCTGTTGACGGTGTAAGTGGTTTTGCTCCAGCTTGCCTTACTTCATTAAATCTTTCTGAAGCTCGTCTTGAATGGACTTATATCCAAGTTCCTCAAGATCTTGTTACAATTCCAGCAGTTGCATCATACCCATATGATAACCTTGTATATTTTAATAAAACTTATACAGGTGTTGCTGTCGGTAATAACATGTCTGGTATTCAAACTGATACAATTCGTTTTAACTGCCAACCCGATCTTATTATGATTGCTGCTCGTCTTCCTAGAGCTAATCGTGCCGCCGCAACTGCTGCCGACACCGCTAAAGCTGATATCTTTTTCGGCATGGGTCAATGGACTCAATCACCTGGTCTTGCTGGTATTAGCGTCAATTATGGTGTCAAGAACGGTCTCCTTTCTGGCTGTTCAAATAAAACTTTGTTTCGCATCTCAAAGCGTAACGGCTGGAAGGGTAGCTGGAACGACTGGGTTAATGGTCAAGCTGTTCTCTACCTTAACCCAGCACTCGATCTCGGAATCGATCTTAACGCCGGTGATGCCCTCCCCATGGAGAACGCTGCTAACCAAAACTTCCAAATTAATCTTACACTCAATGCTCAACCATTTAATTATGCAGGTGTAAATCTTGGTGCAAATACTGATTTAGAAGTCATTGTTGCACCAGTTTATAAAGGTATTGTCAACATTACACCTAATAATGCCCTCTTCAATCTTGGTGAACTTTCTCATGCTGAAGTTATGCAAGCTTTAGCTGTTCAACCTAAATCTGGTCAAATGATTACTGATGAACATGTTAATCCATCTATCAAGGGTGCGGGTCTCTTCTCATCTCTTAAATCAATTGTAGGAAAAACAGCAGACGCTCTTAAATCAGATGTAGGTCAGAAAGCTCTTTCTATGGGTCTTGACTATGCAAAAAATAAATTTCTTAAAAAATAAATAATTAAATAATTAAATATAATTAATTTTATTTTCTCAATTAATTATATAAAAAATGGTTTCAGCTTATCAACAATTTGTTAAAGATCACATTGGTGAATTTAAACATTTACCAGCAAAACAACGAATGAGTGCAGTAGCACAACTTTATAAAAAAGGTTCTCAAGCTCCAGCTCCAGCTAAAAAAGGAAGGGGTCGGCCATC